GATATGTGGCGTGCTTTGCTGTTTTATTAAAACAAGTATTTATTATAAATATTTGTAAATGAGTGATGAATTCGATATAAATTTAGAAGACGCTTCTGATGAGGATAAGTTAGATGTGAATGTCAATCTAAATGAAATTCCCGAAATTGATGATTCTGAATTTCCTGAACACGTACCATTAATTCCATATGATGCACAAAAAGCAAGGGAAAAAGAAGAGGCAAGAGACCGAGCAAAGAAACTCAGAAAAGCTGCGGGGAACGTTGAGGCGATTATTGCCACCAAAGATGGAATTGTAAAGAAAGCTAGTGAACTAACATTCCAAGAACAAGAGGATGAGATTGTTCGTTGTGCTGCAAATCCAATATATTTCATTGAAACTTATCTCACAATTTTTGACCAAACACAAGGTTCTGCTGGTTTGATTGTGCCATTCAAATTATTTTACTTTCAAAAAACACTAATTAAAGCCTATCAGAGTAACAGATTTGTTATTGCCAATAAATATCGTCAGGCGGGTGTGAGTACAACTACTTGTGCATACATTGCTTGGTATATTATGTTTAATCGAAACAGAGCATGTGCTATTGTTGCCGATAAACTTGAAACCGCTACGGGTGAATTAATGAGTGATGTTGTGGAATTCATTGAAATGTGTCCTAAGTGGCTTCGACCAAAAACAGGAAAAGAGTCTGAAGAAGGACTAAAAGACACCCAAAAACTAAAGATTTATGACAATAAGTCAAGGCTTGGTGCATTTGCATCCAAATCTATTCGTGGTATGACACCAACTTTATTATTTTGGGATGAAACAGCATGGGCAGAGAAAGGTGATAAGTTTTGGACATCTGCACTTCCATCCCTTGTTACTGGTGGACGTGCAATCATGGTTAGTACACCTTCTGGACTTGATGCGGTATTCTACAAGACATTCCAAGGCGCAAGGGAATTAGATGGGGAAGGTAATCCAAAGAATAACTTCCATGCTGTTGAACTCTGGTGGTATAACGACCCAAGATACAATAAGGATTTGGTTTGGGTGAAGAATAAAAATAAAAAGGATGAAGCTAGAATTGTTGATAATGATAGGTCGCAGGAAGAACGTAGTCAGTTAGTTAAGGGTGGTTTTGAGGCAACCAATGAGTGGTTTGAGGAACAGATTAAGAACGCCAATGGTGATATGCGTAAAGTGGCACAAGAGCTTCTGTGTTCATTTTTGGGTTCTGGTGACAACTTCATTGCAGAAGAATATCTTAAACGGATTGAAGATAAAGAGGTGTTACCACCAATACGTCAAGAATATCATGACGGCAATATGTGGATTTGGGAAGACCCTGTTGAGGGTGAGAATTATATTATGGCATTGGATGCTTCTCCTGGTCATGGTGAAGATAATTCGACACTAAATATGTTGAAAACCATTGAAGTGGTTGAAGAAAAGAAAATAACCAAAAATGGTAAGACAAAGATGTTCAAAGTTAAACGACACAAAGTCGAACAGGTTGCCGAATATTATGGAAAAATAACCCCGCAACTTCTTGCAGAAATCGCATATCAATACGGTAAAGCATATAATGATGCATATTGTGTTGTTGATGTCACTGGTGGTCATGGTGTTCATACTGTTGAGAAAATGTTGGAAATCGGATATGAGAACGTCCATTACGCTGAAGTGGCTCACAAACCAACACGAGATAGATTAATGGGTTACATTAAGAAGGGTCAGAAAGTAATGCCTGACGGTGCTGTTTCAAGTGTTGACCTAATTCCAGGTTTTTTCATTGGAAACAATCGCCCATCAGTTGTTCTTGAATTGCAGAGAGCCATTCATTTAGAGGATGTTATCATTAGGTCAACAAGACTACTTAATGAGTTAAAAACATTTGTTACCGTACCTGGAAATCGTATTGCTGACCATAAACGTACTTTCCACGATGACAGTATTATGGGATTAGCAATCGGATTATTTGTGCTGAATTTTGACATGGCGAGATTCAAACAAAGTAAGGGAATTAGCGAAAAAATGTTAAACGCCATACTTACAAATAATGCTGTTAATGATATTGGCAAAAAGAAAGATATTAAGAATAAACCAATGATTTCACCTAACAGCGTAAATCCATTAAATCCATATGGTGCAAATGAATGGTTATTTCAAGGAATAAAAGATAAAAACAAAAGATAGTTTGTATTTATGAATAACTGACTTTTCAGAATTTTCTGAGTATTTATAAAAAACTATAATAAATTATAAAAAATGGCTGGCGAAAACGAAAATAAAGGGACGATATACCAACAACTTAACAAAATGTTGAATCTTGATGGCTTTGGCTTTCAAGACTCATCAGCAATTGCTCCCGTAGCAACACCACAGAAATCTAAGATTGTTATTAAAGGTAACACTCCCGAAGAAATTCATAGAAAAGGATTGGAATTGGAGCAGAAGAAATCTCTCCAAGACAAATTCTTCCGCACCACTGACAGGGGTTTCCAAAAAGCACTTCAATATGAAGCAGCCAGACTTCCTGCATATATTGATTATGAGGGTATGGAATATTACCCAATTATTAGCAGCGCATTGGATTTATTCATGGAAGAAGCCACAACAATTGGTTTGAATGGTAAAATGCTTAACATTTACTCCAATAAAGATAGAATTAAGACATTATTGGAAGAATTTTTCTATGAGATTGTAAACGTGAATGTTAACTTACCTTTTTGGGTAAGAAATACTGTAAAATATGGTGATAATTTCGTTCTTTTATATGGTGAACGCAAAAAAGGTATTACTCACGTAAAACAACTCGTGAATTATGAAATCGAGAGGTTCGAAAGGATTCAAAACGGCAAACCGTTGGTTAGATTCAAGGAAAGAATGACAGGTGACGAGTTTAATGTGTTTGAAATCGCACACTTTAGACTTCTTGGAGATGATAAGTATTTGCCTTACGGTTCGTCTGTCCTGAACAAAGTACGTAGAGTTTTCCGTCAGCTAGTTATGGCTGAAGATGCTATGCTTACCTACCGTATTATTCGTGCTGGTGAGAAAAAAGTGTTTAAAATTGATGTTGGTAACATTGATGAAGACGATATTGAGGAATACATCTACAAAGTAGCGACCACATTTAAGAAAACCGCACAAGTTCAACCAAATGATGGTCAAATCGATTACCGTTTCAATATTTTAGGGAATGACGAAGATTATTTCATCCCTGTAAGAAATTCAAATACTCAAACAGGTGTTGACACATTACCTGGCGCAACAAATCTCGACCAAATACAAGACATTGAATATCTCAGAGACAACTTATTTACAGGTCTTGGTATTCCAAAGCCATTCCTGAGTTTCCAAGATGCAAGTGGTGGTGGAAAAAACATGGCGCAATACGATATCAGGTTTGCTAAGAAAATAAATCGTATTCAACAAGCCATGATTCAAGAACTTAATAAGATGGCGATGATTCATCTTTATTTATTAGGTTATAGTGGTGAAGACCTTGGTGGTTTCCAATTAACACTTACTAATCCAAGTACTCAACAAGAATTATTGAAGTCTGAGTTATTGCGTGATAAAGCACAAACCTATACTGAGTTAACACGTGCTGAAGGCGGTATTGCAGCAATGTCACATACAGAAGCGAAACGTATGATTTTCAACTGGAGCGACAGGCAAATCGTTGATGACCTCAAGCAACAGAAGATGGAGAAAGTTGTTATGCAAGAACTTGCAGACTCACCTGTTGCAATTAAGAAAACAGGTTTATTCGCAGACATCGACAAACGATTTGGCGAACCAATTGATAATATGGCTCCAATGAGTGGCGAAACTGAAGGTGGAATGCCACCTGAAGGCGGTGAGTTGGGTGGTGGAATGCCAGAATTGGGTGCAGGCGGTGGTGACATGGGCGGTGCTCCCCCTCCAGGTGACATGGGTGGCGGTGCTCCACTTGGTGGCGGTGGCGAAATAGGTGGCACACCAATGATGGAAGGTATGAGCGAAGAAGCCTATAATAAACATATTGAAAAACTTGTTTTCGGCACAACACAAGAACCTGAAGAAAAGAAGAAGATTCGACAAAAAGAGATTATTCAAGAAAATAACGATAAAAATGATAAGTTAAATAAAGGTGCTAGTGATATGATTGCCGAAATCGAACAACTATTGGAGAATGGTGAAACTATCAACAGTAAACAAAAAATTAACGAAACGCAAGATATTGATTTTGAAGATATTGAAAACATCGAATTAGACGAATAATTCAACCCCAAATTAATATCGAGCAGGAATTAAGCATTTATAGTTAATTATAGTATTTATATTAAATCGAATCATACCATATGAAAAACGTCAACATAGGAATTGCTAATTTGATAATTTCTAACAAATTAAAGGAATCGTATTTCAATGATAACTTAATCGTTGAATCGAAGAAGGTCGCTTCTGATTTTTTTGAAGTTGTTAAAAAGTCACCTATTCTTCAGTTGGAATTCAAGGTGTATAACAATATCGAAGGTAAACATATTGAGAACGAATTGTTCGCCAAAGAATATGTTGATAATAACGTCAAATTATTTGAAGTCTATACTGTTGAAGAAATTGAAGCCGAGCATGCAAAATTAGTTGAGTTTCTTCAGGAAGATTTATTCACTGAATTAAATGAAGCCGATTATGACCTTGAAAAAGTCGGTTTATATGATGCGATTGATACGCTCATCACAGAATCATTAAAAGTTAGTGATAAAGTAGATGTTGACGAGATTCACGAGGCGTTCACATTGGTATTTAATCATATTAAAACTCCGAAACAATCATCACTTCTTGAAAGCGTGGATGCTGAACCTATTAATGAAGACGTTCTTGAAATTGCTGTTGGCAAATTCAATGAAAAATATGCTTTACTAGATGAAAATGATAGCAATTTATTAAGAACACTTATTAAGGCTGATTGGAGAGAGAAAAAGGCATTACTTGAGACCTATAAGACTGAAACTCTTGCAATATTGGAAGGTGTTGATGACTATCAAGACCGCATTACCAAAGCTGTTGAGAAAATCAAGGAAATGGTTTATAATAAGAAAGACGTTGATGACAATATCATCGGACTCCATGAATTCAAAAAGGAATTACTTTAACCCAAACTCGCATTAAAACCATCAAATGGAACAACAGGATTCCCTGCTGCATCTATTGCCATATTAAGATGTCTGTATCCAAAATTTTCATATAAACTTTTGAAAATCCTATATACATATTTTATCCCCTCATTCTCATAGGAATTACCCTCGCCTTTTGCTGACGCAATTGCTGCTGAATATGAAGACGACTTTACGAATCCAGGTCCTCTATTATATCCAAACAATGTACAACTAGCCAAACCATCACATCGTGTTGAAATCCATTTCATAAATGCAAATTGTGCTTTAATCATTATTTCAGGATTATCAATAATATTCTGATGTAATATTGGTCTGTTCTGTCTTCCCTGTGGAAAATCAACAAGGAACGGATTTTGTGTTACTTTTGCTGGATACGTGTAACCAATCATGTTTTTAGAAATCGCCTGTTTATCGGCAGCACTCATCCCACCACGTGAATTTCTCATAATTATATCGTAAACGGCAGAAGCAATAAACTGACTGATACCCGATGCGCTACTGTTAACAGCATAATTCCACACAATAAATGCCGATTCCTGATATGCTTGTGCAGCCATAATATTAGCATCCATTTGAAATTCTTCGGCATATTTATTATACCATCTAATCAGTGCTTCACCAAGTTCGCCATTAGTTCTGATACCACCATTAATGTTGGGGTTTGAAATCCAAGGTTTGTTTGGTTCTGTTAATGGTGAGCAGTATGGTAACACTGCCGTTGGGTTATACTTGTAACCGTTTTTATCAGCAGCACTACCACGAAGTTTAGATGTACCACTTCCACTGCACTTACTACGTATAAAGGCTTCCCCTTCTTTTCTTAATTTAGTTGTTGCCATTTTATTCGATTTTTAATGAATTATCTGTCTTATCATACATTGCATTGAAATGTGTTTCTTGTCTTGCACTAACTGCTGCTGCACTAATTACCAAGTTACCTGGAGATTCATTAGGATTGTAATTTGTGAATGCCATCGGATTTAATACTCTTGGAACAGGATATTTCAGCAATTTTGTCCCACTAAAACTTGTTGTCATTTTATTTGCAGTTATGTTATGTTCAACAGTTAATATAATATACGCACCATTAAATAATGGAATGTTTTCCAATTGAAAATATTGTGTTGGTTGAATCATTACGTTCCCAAAACCACTAACTGTTGCCTTATATGACCTATTCTCATAGAGATTGTAAAGGTTTTGTCCTTTAGGGACTGGAGCATCGGGGTTATTGTCACCAGCAAGTCTTGATAGAATCTGAATACTTTCATTGGTTTCGGGATATTCTTTACTGTCAATTTTTATGTCGGTGAACATCGACTGATTCTGTTCACCAAACCTCACTCTAAATGCACGTACTTGTCGCCAAGGAAATTCTGTGTTTTTCTCTTCTTGTGTGTCATTAACTGTTCCTAAGTTTTGTTTTGGTTTACTTGTGAAGTAATCATCAACCCCTGGCTCGGCAATATCAATAATTCCATCATTTTCAAACCCATTTCCTGCGACAGATGGATAACTCGATGTTCCACCAATATACATACAAACAAACGCTGTTGAATTATGTGCTTTAATAGCACCCGTTTGTATTCTAAAACTATCTTCCCATGCAGTACTACCACTAAAATTCATGAAATTCTGAAGCGGGAAAAATTCAAACCCGTTTAATGATAATAGTTGTGATATTACACTGAATAAACTTATATTGGGGTCGTTGAACATATCAACCAATATTTCGGCATTTATGACTGTTTCACCAATTGGGTTCATTCCTCTATCAACAAAGGCAAATGAATCAATTAATTTTCTATTTCCACCTTCTCTGTTGAATGGATATTCGCCTCTGTTATTTTTACTTCCAGTTACCCACTTATCATTAATGTTTTTAAATGAGTAATACAATTGGTTTATGATGTCATTATCACCTTTTATCCTTTTTAATGCCTTTTCCTCTTCCTTTAGGTTTTTCATTTTTAAAGCTACTTCAGCACCTAATCTAATAAAAAATTGATTGAAGAATTTAGTGTGTGCATCACTAGCTGTTGCATAATTTGGATTTGTTGCAGAATTATTTAGTTCTTCAATTGATTTATAACCAATAGGATAAACCTCGTCCATTTCAAATGTAATTTGACTGTAATTAACTAACGTTTTTCTTGTTGCTAGGGTCTCAATCATCCAAAACCAATCTCCGTGTCCCGTGGCAGCTTTAATATCGTTTGTTTGTCTATTTAAAAGATATTGATAACCACGGGTTTCAAATGCCCACCAATAATCATCACTTTCCTTTTTATCCCCAGTATGTTGCCTACAATAGTCAACCAAAGCCACCACCCCACCAACAAGTGTTCCGTGTGTATCGTTAGTATTAGCAAAGTCATTATATGCTTCTTTAAAGGTTGCTTTGTCCTTTTCTGACAGATAGGTTTGTACATCATATAGGTCAGCAAGGATATAAAACCCTTTGTTCGGAAGTACAGCACCCTTACCATTATCACCAGTAGTTCCTGTAAAATATTTTAAAATCTCATTAACCCATCCATCATCAATGGCAGTTAATAGTCCTCCAAGATATGGACCGTAAAACTCTGGAACTTCAACGGCAGCAGGAGTATCAAATATCAAGGTATTTAATGCATTTGGATATCTATTAAATGGACTTGCTGTTGTTCCGAAGTTCGATAGCATCAATATCGTACTCATATTCGTATCTCCCGTTAATGTGTCAATAATATCATCATATTGAAGTGCCGATATCCAAGTATCAATAATGTTATCTCCATACCTTAACGCTTTCTTATCTTTAATGTACTCTTCTTTAACATTGAATGATTGATTGCCTTCAGCATACGCAATTTGCTGACCCTCAATTGCACGTTGAGTTATATCTGTAGAAGTCCCAGGAAATTTTTCGTTAGGCACTATATCACTAGTCACATAATGAGCATCAATTTGCCTATATTGGTCTCCTGTATTAGTGAGATATCTTGTAAATAAATTAACCCCATTAATTTGAGCATGTGAGGGTTTCTTGTCATCAAAATCAATGTCTTTAAGAAAAATAACGTTTTCCTGAGTAAAGTCGTATAATAATTCTTCGGCAATTGCTTTTTGAAACCACTTAGTTTTAGCGTCTTTATTAAAATTATTGATTGGTTTGTCTGAGCTTTGGGTTAGATTTTCTTCTTCGGGAGTTCCTTGTAGAACAACATTATCTGTCCACCAATTAACACCAGTAAAATCTGGATTGTTTTTATCAACATATACTTTACCTTGAAACGGTTGTGATGGTGTTACGACAAAAGATATAGGGTCCTCATTTGGGAAATTATAAAGGTTTCCAGTTTTTCCCGTTGAGGTTCCGTCATCGTAAGTAACTGGGAGTGTTTCTACGTATTTATAAAATTCATTAACATTTCCCTTATATTGGTCAGCCATCAACTGTATTGTTTGTGCGTTTTGTTTGTTTGCTAAAGTTGTGACAATATTTATTGCTTCAGCATTAGCATATAAATCAATATATGCTTTTCTTTTTGCTGATTCTTTGCCATAAAAGGTGTTGTAAATCGAACCTTGTGTTAACACATAGAATCTCTCCATCAGGGTCGTTGTGAGTTCAGACCTCACATTATTATTAATGTTTAAGTATGGACTTTCAGGCGTAGCACCCCCAAGTATTGAATCATATGGTGATACGGGTATCCATAAAAACGTGCCGTCATCATCCTGATTTCTTCTCGCATCATATAGATTCTGAATGTTTCTTTGGTCACCAAAGGTGTCCATGAAATTACTAACAAGGTCTAGTTCAGGAAATGATACGTCTTTGCTTAAATCAATAGGTGCAATTCTTTCCTTTTTAACGCCACCATATACAGTAGATTCTTTAATAATTAAGGGGAATGGGTAGATATGGTCAGGAACATTCGCTGTCTTTGTAGGACTATCGACATTATCATATGAGATTATGCTCCTAACCGAATCTGAGACATTATGTGCTTCATCTGCATCTCGTGCTGTTTTTGTTAAAATTCTGAAAAATTCATCAACATCATTTAAAATGATTTCAAAGATATTGTATATCGATGGTGTCATTCCAAGGTTTTGTGAAACCATATTATTGATTTTCTCAGCAAGTATTTTAGAAAGTTCATTTTGTTCTTCAGATAACGCCTGATTTTTCTTATATAATTTGTAGTAGTATTCTGTGACATCCATGCCATAATATTCGGTTTTCGTAATATCATTAGTAACGGCATTAACACCGTTAGTAAATGGTGCTGGTTTTGCAATATCACCATCTTTAATATTATAGGCAGGTAATGCGTTTTCCTTTAATGTTTTCTTGAAACTGTCAAGTGATGTTTTGAATGTCCCGTAATTCTTCGTCTCTGGAAATTGATATGGTGAAAGAACAGGTGCTGGTTTTTGAAGGGTATATGGTATTGGATTGTAGGCTTCGTCTGTTAATGGAAGATTGTCACCAACAACATAACCAACATATAGTCTGTTTCTTAAAATATTTTTAGTTCCTGTGGTTTCTTCGTTTTTGATAAACTCATTATATTCAGAAAGGTTCCTAATTATTTGAATATTATATTTCTCACTAGCTTGTGTTGCTGGATACGTAACTAGATTATATTCTTGACTGCTTTTGGGTGACATTATTATTAAATAAGGTTTCCCAGGTTTTTCTAACACCTCATTCTCTTCATAAATAACAGCCTGTAACATGGTGAAAATATCACCAATGGTTTCAATTTGTGTTTGTACCGACTCATATTGTTTATTTTCATTACTCGTCTCAAGTTTTTCGGCAATTGCAGCATAGAGATTTTTTAACTTCATAATCAAATTGAAGGTGTTTGTCGGTTTGACACCTGTGCTTGGGTCCATTGATTCGTTGTTGTTAATCAATGGAGCATTAATAATATATCTAAATAAAATATCAGCAAGTGGTGCGAAGGTTACAGCAACGAATTGTGCGTCAATAATAAAATTACCATTCTCCGCACTAAATTCTGATGTGTATTTAACAAGGTGTAATTGATACGTTATTGAGTTACCATAATATCCTTTCACAGTTAATGTGAATATTGGTGGTGGGAAATCAAATAACATACGATATGGTGACTTTGTTTGATTAAAGAAAGCCAATCCTCTGATATCAACAAATTGAATATCTACCTGTGGAATGAATGATGAATTAATTACAATTTTAATATTGGTGATACCGAAACCCTCATAATGTGTTTGGTTTCCAGTACTTCCATCATAATAATTAGTTGTAAAGTTCAGATAATTTGGGTCATCTACGTTTTGATTATTCCCAAGGAAATTAATAGGGTCTGACTTTGTTGTACTCGCATTTCCACTTGTGGTGATAACGGTTCTACCCTTACTCTCAGCAGTCAATTCAGCAAAAATATACATGTCTTGGTATTGAGGAATACCATTGACAACACCCTCACCAGATGTTTTAGTCATATTAGTGTTGAGACTGTTTGGTTCTACGAGAATAACATTACCATTTTCAACTGTGTCTACATTAACTCCGTTCACTGATTTACTTCCCATTCCTTTGGATTTTCATATAAATACCTCTTAATAAAAAATATAAAATTGGCACGACTAATTGATACATCTTTACTATTTATTATAAACAGAAAATGACATTACTTCAAATCGCAACACACACTCATCCTATTTGGAGTAATGTGTTTTTTTATCTTTTAATTGTGGCTGTTCTTGGCTTTGTACTCTATTCGTTATTCATGATAAGATTGATGAAAAAAAGAACTGCTGACATGAAATTAATGCAACAACAACATGTTGCAAGGGTGGATGTTATTCGAAAAGAACATGAGGAAAAATTTGAAAGTCTTAGGGTTGAGATGCTTAAGCGTGAAGAAGACCGAGTTCGTCAATGGATGGAAAGTGAAAAAGAAACTCTTCATGTGTTGAATGGTGTTTCCAACTTATTGGAATTAAGTGATAAGGTAGATAAGGTGGAGTTCAAGAAAATGAATAAGGCATTAAATGCAATTGAAACGAAAATCATTGCCGAGAAGAAATTAATGTCTGAACTACAAGAAAGCGAAAGAAAATATCGTCAGTTATTTGAAAATAGTATTGTGGCAATCTCAGTACATGACATTATTTTAGATGAAAAAGGAAAACCTTGTGATTATAGGTTTATCGATGTCAATTCTGCTTTCGAAGAAATTACGGGTTTGGTGGGGGTTATTGGTAAAACGTGTTTAGAGGTTATACCTGATGTCGAACCATATTGGATTGAGATTTTTGGTAACGTTGCTATAACAGGAAATCCCATTACTTTCGAAAACTACAACAAAAGTACTGGTAAAAATTACAGAGTCACAGCATATGCCCCCGAACCCAATAAGTTCATCGCAATTTCTGTTGAGATTACAAAATAAAGCATTAGATATTATGACTAAAACAGAAAAACTCAAAGAAGTTAATGACACATTGAAAGAAATGTGCGTTGATTTAGAGACAAGAATCTTTGTCGAAGACATGGATATTAATGAAGACAGAATAATGAAAAACTATGAAGTTGAGCCTGTCGAAGACAAAATGATAATATAAACTATTTATATAAAAGAATTTAGTATGCTAAAGAAACAATTAAGCAGGATATTAGAGGAAGGAGACACGGGGTTCGGTATATTAATCGAGCATGATGCTGGGTACATTAATTCCGAAATCAATAAAGATATTCTTAACGAGAATTTTGAACTCAA